CGCCGACGTCTCACGGACTTTGCTGCTGACTTTTGCTTCCCAGTCGAAGCCTTCCGGGTCGCCCACCGTTGCGGTGCGGATGAGGCCTGCCGACGAGATGCTCGTGGCAATCTCCGTGACTGTTGCGTCTGCCGGCGCGCCGTCTATGACTACCGTAACAATGTCGCCCAGGGACCAGTCCACGCCTAGTTTCTGGTTTGGCGCATCTGATGGTGTGACTTTGAGCGAGTAGACTGTGCTGCCTTCGTTGGTGAGAATCTCTTCGCCCGCTTGCTGAAGCTCTGTGGTGTCCGCAGTGTTCCGCTGGTCCTTACTCACTTCCCAGCGCAGTCCCCAGAGGACTGCTTCAGCGTCCGCGGCAGCTGAGGTGACTCGGCGCACTGTCCGCGATACGCCCTGACCCTGACCCAAGACGAGCACTTCGGTGGCTGCCGGCGCGGAGTAACCAAGCTGTGTGGCCTCTAGTCCGCCGTTGCGAATGTCTAACTGGATGGTGTCAGTCTTGTCTGTGGGCGCGAACACGTCGAACACTACGCCGGCACCACTTTGGTAGAAGCGCCAGCCTAGGCCTGCTTTGGTGCCTAGCGACGTCAAGACGTCCCCTAGCGACTGGAAGCGTGCACTGATGTTTACAGTCGCGCCCCTGCCGGTGTTGGCGGCGTTGGTTAGCCACGTGTACTTGCGCGCGGCTATCGCAGACGCGCCGGCGTTGAGCGCCACCGCATTCTTCATGACAGTCTCGCCGTTACCAGAGCTAACCCAGTACGCGGAGGCCTGGGCGTCGGCGGCGTGTGCAGGGTCTGGGAACACCGTAGCCGCTGCTGCGATTACGTTGTCATCGACGCCAGAGATTAGCCATGTACCTGCTGGGTCGGCTGCGTCTTGGCTCAGCACTGCGTTACGCATGCGACCGCTGAAGGTGTAGCCGCTCGAGCGCTGGGTGATGATGATGCCGGCGCCCTTGGTCTTCAGGTCTGGGAGGAGTGGGTGCTCGGCTGGCAGCTTCATCTCCCACGCCCCGATGCCTCGGAACACCTCGACGAACTTCAGGTCTAGGAACTCTGGCGCGATCTGACCGAGGCGCGCGAAGGCGCGGTCGCGGACTTCGACCAGATAGTCGGGTGCCATCGTCATGGAATGCTCCTAGTAGACTACTTCTCGGCGCTCAGGGTAGACGCATCGGATATACGCGTTGGTGTCGGTGCCTGTCATTGAGGCGGTCACTATCGACCCGCCCGGCGGCAGCGTGGGGAACACTGGCGAGGCTGACAAGTAGGCGTAGAGGTTTAGACCTGTCTGGTCTTTGACCGTCCAGCCACCGTCAGCATACGCGATGGTTACAATGTCCGAGGCTGACAGCGCGCGCGTGAGCGTGAGGCCTACGCCGTCAACTTCCAACGTGACCGCAGTGCCCGCACCGTGAACCGTCCAGGTTGGGCGGCTTTCTACATCTCCGACATTTGTCACGCTGACTGTACCGAACGCGGCCGCGGAAGCCACGTGAAGGTTGGCGAACTCGTCGAGGAGTGGCGTTAGCGCGGGGTTCGGTGCAACCACGAAGGCTTGGCTAGCGTCGCTGGTCCAGAACGGGTCTGGGCACTTCAGCACAATGGTGGCTTGCGCCCACTGGTCGGGGCTTGCAGTGTAGACGCCTTCTAGGCCGCTGTCGTAGGTCGCAGTAATCCAGAACGACTGGCCGTCGTCTAGGTCGATGTGTACTAGGAACGGGTTGCGGATTATTCTCACCAGGTTGCGGATATTGCTCTCGACCGCCCGCGTGTCTGCGCCGAAGGCAGCCACGGGGATGCGGAGCTCCCTGGGCGTCCGTCGTGTGCCTCTCAGCATCGCGCCGTCACCGGCCCCCTCGAACCAGGAGTTTATTACGGGGGCCATGCCCCAACCGCCGCCGCCTGGCTGACGGTGCAGCGCTTCAGCTGAGTCCGTCAACACGACCGTGTAACCGCCGCCGGTGAGGCGCACCTTAGAGTCGATCATGAGCTACAGGCCTTTCGCGCGGTTCGAGAACTCTGTAAGCGCCTGGGCTGGGGACTGCCCTAGCGGCGCGTAGTTCTGGAAGATGACGCCACCGGTCGGCAGCTCGTCGTAGTCTGGATTTACTTGCGCGCCTTTCGGCAGGTTCAGCAGCTCAGGCCCGCGCTCGCCGACCATGGTCAGGCCTGAGGCGGTAATTGTGCCACCCTTTGCCAGGTACGGGATTTTGGGCAGGCTCAAGCCCCAGGTCTGGCCGCCTACTAGGGGCACCCAGTCTGGGATGGTTATGCTGATGGAGTTGATGGCTGCGATGGCACCGTTGATGAGGCCGATGATGCCGTTGATGGGCGCCTTGACCACGCCGACTACGCCTGCGAAGACTTTGCCTAGGAAGTCTACCATGCCTTGCCACATGTCGTTCCAGGTCTTGCCTATCCACTCGAGTGCGCCCAGGATGGTGTCGCCTATGGACGTGAAGACGCCTGAGACAAAGCTGACTACGCCAGACCAGAGGTCCGTGAAGAAGCCGACAATGCCTTCCCAGACGCCGACCCAGAAGTCGGCGATGCCCATGACGGTCTGGAAGATGAATACTGCAATGCTGACTAGGAGGCCGATGTACCAGCTTACTAGGCCGTTCCAGAGGTCCGTGAAGAAGCCAACTATGCCTTCCCAGACTGACGTGAAGAAGCCCGAGATGTTGGCCCAGACCTCACCCCACCAGCCGGCGAAGCCTTCCATGACGCCGGTTATCCAGCCTACGAAGCCGGCCCAGGTGTCACTGAGGAACTTGACTACATCATCCCAGTTTGCAACAAGCAGGATGATGGCCGCGATTAGGGCCACCACCGCCAGAATAATCCAGGTTACAGGGTTCGCTAGCAGGGCCACGGTAGTCGCCCAGATGGAGGCTGCCCAGACGTAGAACGCTACGGCGAGGACGCCCCCCAGGACCACGGCAAACGCGGCAATAAACTCTTGATTCTCACTCAGGAACCCGATGAGGCCTTGGAGGCCGGTCATCATGCCCGAGAGCGCCGGCGCAACATGCTCGACGAGTGAGCCAGCTAGGTTCTCCCACTGCACGTTGAACTTGTCCATCTGGCCACCGAGCGTGCCGCCCATGGCTTCGGCCATTCCACCGTAGGTCGACTCGAGGCCATCGAGGATTACGCCCTGCGCGCCGGCTACGTCACCCGCGGCCACGAAGTTGTCAATTAGGGCTTTCTGCTCTTCGTTCAGGATTACACCCGAACGCTTCAGGACGCCGGCCGCCTGCGCCGGGTCGGCGAGGGCTTTGGCTAGGGCTGTAGCTACTGAGCCGGCTTCCTTGCCGCCTGCTGCCATGTCGTTGATGGAATTGAGGGCCTTGAAGTAGTTCTCTTCTGAGACGTTGCCGAACTTCAGAATCTCGTTGCCGGCTTCTTGGAGCTTCTCTTCTGAGATGCCGGCCATGCCGGCGAGGCCGAGGGTGTACTCGTTGATCTTGCTGAGTGGCACCGAGAAGTCTGTGTTGTCGAGGAGGACCTGGGTTTGGGCGTTGATCTGCTCGCCGAACTTGATTTCTTCTAGGCCCGTGTTGAAGACCTTGACTACGCTAGCGATGACGGCAGCACCGGCGGCAGCTATGGCCAGCTTCATGCCGGTGGAGAACTTCTCGCCCGAGCGCTGGCCGGAGGCATTTGCTTCTTCTTCAGCCGGCGCTAACGCCTTGGAGACTTCGCCCTGGACGCCTTCCATCGTGGGCGTCAACCGCACCCACGCTTGGGCTAGCTCGATGCCTGTGGCCATGACAAACTCCCGGGAAGATAGGGGTTACGGAGGGCGCGCGAAGAGCGCATAATAGAGACATGCAAACAACTACACTCGAAGAAGTCGCCGCCACACTGAAGGCTGCAATGCACACTGAGGCTGGCAAGGGTCTATACACGGGGCTAGACGCCTACACGGCAGACGCCGAACTCATGCTTGCGGCTCTCGACGCTCTCGGCGATTACGCCGACGCCGAGGGCTTCAAGCTCGATGAGGCCGAAAGCGCAGCACTAACGGCCGCGTACCGTGCTGCTCTTGAGGTTGGCGCATGAGCGAGATTACTTACGCACACGGCAGCATCGCTGATAAGTGCTACCCGGTCACTGAGGCGCCCCGCGTTGGTGGCGATACCATCCGGGTCGGCGCAGCCTACACGGCACTTGGCCACATCATTACCGCGATCGAGTTTTACACCGGCTTTGCAGGTTGCCCGCCTCGCTATTACATCACCACGCGCGACCCGCGCACCGGGCGCCCGGCTTGCTGGGTGATGCCGGCGTGAGACAGGGGAAGCCCCCTACTTCGGCAAAGCTGAGGTAGGGGGCTTCTTTGCGCTTGCACGCGCGGAGGCACGTTTGGTGGCGCGAGACTCCCACCAGTCGTTGAACTTGCTGATGGGGATGGGACTCTTACCGAGCGACGTCGACTTCGGCTTCTCCCATGGTCGTGGGATTCGCTTCGGCTTTGGGGCCGTTTTGCGGCCGGCGCGCTGCCAGTTAGCTATTGCCAGAATGTCTACGGCGGAAGCTAGGAGCTGCGCCTCGATCGACCAGGCAGGTCCGTGGACTACGGTCGCTAGGGCTGAGGTTGGGTCTGTGCTGATGTGGCGAGCAAAGACCATGAGGTCGTACCAGGAGAAGGCCTCCGTGCCGAGCAGGTCAAGCGTATAGCCGCGGAGCAGGAGGTCGTACTGAAGAGCTGCCCGGGCTTTTGGCTGATCTAGGAGCTCAGCCCGGAGACCGAAGATTCCCCCAGCGTCAGCTTGGAGTCTTCCTGCCAGGCGGCCATGAGGGCCTGCAGCTGCTCGCTGTCCAGCGTGCGGACTGCTTTGGCGGCGGCCGGCTCGTTGAACAGGTCAAGGAGGTCGGTGAGCTTTACCTCTTGGTTGCCCTGCTTTTCTGAGAGTATTTCGATCTGGCCGACCGTGAGGTATTTGGCTTTGGGGATAGACACCTGGGTGCCGTCCGGCAAGCTGAACTCGAACCGGTTTTGCGCGATTGAGCGCTTGGACTCTGGGACTTGGTAGGCCATGAGGTGGGAACCTTTCTTACATGTGGTCGAGATGCGTAAGATTCGGGGCTGATTTCTTACGCGTTGCGGAAGCCTTGTGGTTTAGCCAGGCCCGAGCGGGCTCCCGTCGCTCGGGCCTGGTGAATACGCGCGGAACGCGCCGGCTATTACGCGCTGAACACGCCGTCGTCGGTGAACACGTAGATGTTCTGGCCGTTGGCGTCGGGGTATGTGGTCAGCTCGACCGGCAACGTGATGGCGCCGGATGCCGTGAGCGGGATTTCTCCGCGGCTGGTGATTTGGCCGCGCGGCACGAGGACCACGACCCGACGGTCGCCGTCCTTGATCTTGAAGTACCAGCCCTTGGTGTCCAGTGTGTTCTTGCCGAGGCTCGCTTTCATCAGCGTGCCGGTGCTCTCGGTCGCGGCGACCACTTCAACATTGTCGTCGCCGAAGTAGTTCCGGGCCGCGCCAGCTGAGAGCTCGAGGTGCGTCCAGGAGATAGTGCCGGTGAAGTCGGTGAGGATGCGGCGGATTTCCGCGCCCGACCAGTCCTTGATGGACTCGGTAGAGTCTTCCGGCGTGATGGTCACGCCGTCCTCGTTGACATAGCCCGAATCAGTCAGGCCGGTGAAGGTGATGTCATCGATGGTGTCCGGGATGGTCTCGACGATTGCGCCAGAGAGGATGGCCCCGGTTGTGGTCTGGTCGGGAGACCCCACGAAGACGTTTTGTGCGTTGACAGTCATGGCTGCCCTTCCAGGTTAGATGGTGGTTACGCCCCGGCGAACTGCCGCGGTTATGGTGGTGATATACCGCTTGTGCGAGGGCACACTCGGGAGGGGGTAATTCTGGGGGAGCGCCGCCACCTGCATTCGGTAGCAAACTTCGTTGCCCAGCCGGTTTTGGCGGGCCGCCAACTCTAGACGTGCCAGCGCGTCCGCGCTAGCCGCCCGGGCGGCTGACTCCAGCACTCCAAACACTTCAAGCACTATGGTGGCTTCGTCGGTGACCAGGTCCCGTGATGTTCCGCCCGTGGCTACAACCCGCACGAAGATGCTTGGCTTGGTCTCTGGAATGCTTGTGCTGACTTCGTACATGGTCAGCTCGTCTATCACAGCCTGCTCTACGTCCGCCGGCTTCAGAAGCTGGTTAGGCATGGGCTACCTCCCGGCATCTACAGCGCGTTGGAGCGCGTTATCTTCGGCAGCGGTCTGGCGCGCTTCGCGGTTAGCGGTCTTCACGACTGTTTGTGCGCGGTCGCGACCTAGGAAGCTGTTCACCACCCACTCCTCGGAGTTGTTGGTGGGGAGCGCCGCCAGGATTGCGTGCCCCCGCCGGTCGAGGTCCGCTTGAACAGTTGGGAGCTTCAAGATTTCAAGGACCCCGGCCGAGATGATTTCGACACGGATGCGCGTGCCCACTAGCCCACCCACCTGGATAGGTAAATGACGGCGTGGTCTAGGACGCCGCTCGCCCAGCGCTCGGGTTCGCCGTTCACGTAGTACGTGGCCGCGTAGAGCGTCACTAGGTCGTAGTGATTGACGTCGGCGTCTGGGCTGGCCCAAATTGTGTAGGCTACTTCTGCGCCGTTGCGGTTTACCGTGTCTTCGGTGGCTGCGGCTGGTTGGATGCTACCAGTGAAGTCCGCTTCTTCGGGCGTGTCAGAGTAATCTCGAACGGTTGCGCCGTGGTCGGTGACTGTTGGGTAGCGCCGGCGCGTGAACGTCTGGCGGGCCATCATTGACGGAAGCACTTTAGGCCTCCTTGGGCAACACGTACTTTGCTAGCGTCGCGTAGTCGCGCTCGAGCAGGGTTAGCCCACCCGAGACGCCCGGCGCCGTGGTCGCCCACTGCATCGAGACTTGGCCAGCTTGTTCGCGTGTCGCGCCTGTGGGCGAGCTGAGCGCCATCGCCGCCACTTGGAGAACGATCTGTTTGAGGTCTGCCGGCACTTCTGCGTAGCCGGAATTGAAGGCCACTACAATGTCGCCGTAGACGTCTGGGAAGTCGACTCGCGACGTCCGCCGGACGTTGCCGGTGCGGCGTGACCACTCGAACTCTGTGACGGCTTCGCCTGCCACTGTGATGGAGTCGATGCTGTTGAGCTTCAGAGTTGGGAGGTAGAGCTCTTCTGTGCCGCCGTCTAGATAGACTTCAATGTCTTCCGCCGGCGCAATGCTCCAGCCACAATAATTCTGGATGGCTTGGGTGGCCCCGTCTAGAATGTCTTGGGCGCGCGGGTCTGAGGAAGAGATGAGGCCCGAGGTGTAGGCAGAGAGTTCTTCTGGAGTGGCGAACGCCATGGGCCCCATCCTTTCGTGTTTGTGCTACTCGCCGGCTTCTTCAGCGTCGGCGGCTGGCGAGTCTTCGTCGTCAGCGGTGAGCTTGTTGTCTGGGGCTTCAGCTTGCTTGTTAGCGCGCTTGCGGCCCTGCTTTGGCTCGGTGTCGTCTGCCGAGTCGGGGGCTACCTGGTCGGCGAAGAGGATGACGGGCGTCGCTTCCGCGTTGGCGGCAACTAGCTCGGCGCCTTCGGGGACGTCAGCCTCGTCTAAGAGGTACGTGCGGCCGTCAGTCAGTTTGTATTCTGCGAGAGACATTGTGCTCCTTTGGTTGGGGCCTAATCAGCAGGGCCGGCCAACGTGTAGCCGGGCCCTGCTGAAGTTACTGCTAGGCGGTGAGGGTCACCTTGACGAACGCCGTCGGACGGTACACCGCGAGAAGGATACGCTCCTCTGCCCGAAGGGCTACGCGGTTGTACTTGAAGTCGTCCTCGTTCGAGTTCGTCGAGTCAACCTGCACGCCACCCTTACGGAACAGTTGAGCCGCCGAGTTGAACGCGCCCACGAGGACCGTGCCCGCAGCGATTGCCGGGGTCACGAT